TTATTGATATGGATCAAACCATCGTAGGTAAAATTAAATGGAATACGACACCATTTATGACAGGTATGTTAGGAATTAATCATACAGGAGCATTAATAAAAATGCTAGGTGCATTAGGTGAGAATATTGCAATTGATGTTAAAGATGCAGCGGGTAAAAATTATGCAATGAAAATTTCAGAAGGTAGCACGCAGGCAACTTTTATGTTGGCTGACACGACAGTTATTCCTGCAGTACCATCAATCAATGCAGAGCCAAATTATGAAATTACTATTCCAGTTAATGAAGAATTTGTTAGCAAATTTATCAAAGCAAAAAATGCATTACCTGATGCAAAAAACTTTGCAGTGCAAGTTATCAACGGACAAGTTAAATTCATTATTAATTACACAACGGTTAATGCAGATAACATTTCATTTGAAGTAGGGCCAACAACAATGGCCGCAATGGATCCGGTTTGTTTTTCTGCAGATAAATTAAAAGAAGTATTAGTAGCAAATCGTGGAGATAGCGGAGAATTAAAAGTATCACCAGATGGATTAGCTCGAATTGCATTTACGGGTTCTGATTTTGAATCAACTTATTGGTTGGTGATGTTACAAAATTGATATGCAAGTACGAGTAATAAATGAATCGCTAAATGCGTTGCCGGCATATGAAACTACTCAGAGTGCCGGCTTAGATGTAAGATGTACCGAATCCATCACGATGAATCCGGGTGAACGAGTTTTAGCAAAAACTGGTTTATATGTAGAAATTCCTGCAGGATTTGAAATTCAAGTAAGACCTCGCAGCGGTTTAGCTTTAAAACATGGAGTAACCGTATTGAATACGCCAGGAACTATTGATTCAGATTATCGAGGAGAAATTGGTGTTATTTTAATAAATCATGGCAGCACAGTTGCAGAATTTAACAAAGGTGAACGGATTGCACAATTGGTTATGGCTCGTGTAGAGCGAATAGAATGGCAAATAACCGATTCATTATCAGACACAAAACGAGGATTAGGAGGATTTGGATCAACAGGTAAATAACATGATTAGACAACAAGAAAACACGCTTTGGGTAGAATCATTTCGCCCAGACACAATAGAAGGATATATTGGCAATGAACACATTATTGAAAAAGTTAAGATCTTTATCGCAAATGGCGATGTTCCGCATCTATTATTTTATGGATCAGCTGGAACAGGCAAAACAACGTTGGCGAAAATAATTGCAAACAGCGTAGATGCAGATTTAATGTATATTAATGCATCAGATGAAAATTCAGTAGATGCAGTACGCGATAAAATCAAACGATATGCATCAACGGTTGGATTTCGTCGTTGGAAAATCATTATTTTAGATGAAGCAGATTATTTAACGCCAAATGCTCAGGCTGCACTTCGCAATTTGATGGAAACGTATAGCAAAACAACGCGTTTCATCTTAACATGTAATTATGTTGAAAAAATTATTGATCCAATTCAATCACGATGTCAAACATTTGCTATTACGCCTCCAAGCAAATCAGATGTAGCAAAACGATTGGTTGTGGTATTAGATGAAAAAGGTGTTACGTATGATATTAAAGATGTAGCAGCAATCATTAATGCATCATATCCAGATATTCGCCGAGCAATCAATGCAGCACAAGCATCCGTTGTTAACGGCAATTTGCAATTAGATAAAGCAAGTGCAATTCAAGCAAATTACATGACAGAGATTTTGGAAGTTTTGAAAAATGTCAAAGACAAAAAAACTGCATTCAATAAAATACGTCAAACGATTGCAGATAGCAAAGTAAAAGATTTTACGCCATTATATACTTTTCTTTATGATAACTTAGATGATTTTGCTCACGGTCATATAGCACCTTGCATTTTGATTATTGCAGAATCACAATTTAAAGATGCAAGTGTAGTAGATAAAGAAATCAACATAATGGCAATGTTTGTAAATTTATTAGGAGAATTATGAGTAAATTGAATGTTAATATTGGTCCAAATGATATGCAACCAATTACATGTAAAGAATGTGACGGAATGTATTTTCGACAAGTAATGGCCATCAACAAAGTATCTAAATTTTTAACGGGGGCTGATAAAGATACTATGGTACCAATTCCAGTATTTAGATGCGATGATTGTGGTTCCATTCCAGAAGAATTTCAACCTATAAAAGTTAAAAAATAATGTCTGCGCCATATCATAAAGATTTAGTTACGATCGTATTCAAGTCATCAAATCGTAGCAATGCAAAAACTAAAATCAAAACGTTTCGAAACAAATCGATTGATGATATTTTAAATGCAAAACGAATCATAGGAATACCAGATACGGCTGTTATTTTAGAAGCAGGGATGGGTGAATATTTAGAACAACAATATCGTAAAAAATATAAATTATAACAAATGGCAGAAGAAAAGAAAGGTGCAACGATTTTTGATTTGATTGGTGGCGTAACGGATAAAAAACGCGAATGGAAAAAATGGTCCGAAACAGATCAAAAGAAATTTTCTCCGTTTATTGTTAATCGTTGGTTATCAATGCGAATGGAATTGACAGAATTAGTCAATGAATTGCAAACATATACAATTGGTTTATTGCGACCGCAGGAAACATATCGATTGTATTATGAACTTTTGCCTACCAATAAAAGCTTTGCAAAATACATTAAAGGTAAAGCTGAAGATAAATTTGATAAAGATTTAATTACACAACTTGCAGAACATTATCAAATTAGCAAAGCTGAAGCAGCAGATTATGCAGATTTAATGGATAAAATTACATTGGACCGAATTTTGACAATGTATGGTTATAATGATGCTGAGAAAAAGAAAATGTTAAAAGGAATCAAGTGAGCGTAAATACACAAAAACACTACAAAGGTAACGAGAGTTTATATAAATTTGCAAAGGATTGGGGTTTGAATGCATATGAATTTGATATTATTAAACGCATTGTAAGATGCCGTCACAAAGGTTCATTTGAACAAGACTTGCAGAAGACTAAAGATTTAATTGATATCTATTTGAAAGAATCAAATTATATATAGTCCCATTCAAATTCTAATGAAGTACTAATGAATTTTTTTTGTTTGTCGCTATAATAATAGTATTGAAGCGATTGTGTTAAACTGTCGCCATTCCATATAGCAGACGCAATATCATCAACTAACGATTCTAAATTGGTAATAGATTTTTTATTTTCAGTATTTGTAGATTTTTTTATTGGATCTAGGATATCTCGTTTTATGTTGTCAGCAAACCAATTGGTAAACCAATAGTATGCACCTTCTTCATCATCGCCAATTCCTGGAGCAAATGGATTCCAACTACGAAAGTCATAAAAATAATCTTGAGGATTCAACGTTGTAACTTTATATACTCGTCTAATTGCTGCTATTATTTTTCCATTCTGCTCTCGATACGTTTTATTTGGATCTGCTTTTGGGTTTGCACCTTTTATAAAATCAACATGTACATGTTCTAAATGTGGACTTTCTCCTGTGTATGCGTGCCATCCTTTAGGAGAATTCCAGATTCGTTTATTGTAAATAACATTTTTGGCAGAATATGTAGAATGATTTGCTACTAAATAATCTGCTAATTCTTGCATAACCGGATCGCCGATACCCTTTGCTCCATGCCAATCAATAGCATTTCCGATATTATGTTCCGACGGAGTATTTGTTTTACCAATATTACGGCCTCCGGGAGGTGGCCATATACCAATTGCACTCCATTTTTCTTTAGAAAATTGTGGTTTAGACAAGATATCTGCTTTACAAAATTTCGTAGCATCAGTTTGTTCTGTAAGTAAATATTTTAACCGTACCATATATTATAAATATATTTGATTTTTTTTTGCTTATTTTTATTTAAAAATGCGATAATATATTAATGGTGTTTTACCATATTTTTGAACATTAACACCAAATTTTTGGGCGGAAGGGGGCATCAAGTCCCATTCATCATATATAGAAATAAATTTTTTTTCATTTTCTTTTCCCGCACCAAATTTAAAATGACCTAAATCACCCCTTATTTTGTTTCTAATACTTGTGTCAATAAATTTAAATTTGTTATCAAATAATATAGAACTATTTCCACCAGGAAATTTACCATTTGGTAATTTAGTATCCATAATTGCATTGTATAATTCATCAAATTGTTGTGGCGTTAATTTTGGAATATTTTTTGGTTTATAATAAACAGCGTTTGGGTTTGTTGAGACTTTTGGTTTGAATTCCGATTTAACCCAAAAACCTTTATTTTCTCCATCAGGTTCATCAATTCCCAACCACATTCTTTTAAGTTCATCTCTAGAACCCAGCATCGTCTTTAATTCTTGGTCACTAAGATCCGTACGATACTTTTTGGCTTTTTGAAATTCTTGAGGCTGGATATTTTTACCTTGATTTATATTTTGTATAATTTTGGACAAACTAGAAATACGAGGATAGTTATAATTTGGAGTGGCCTTTAAAATTTTCTCCCTAAAAGTTTTTTCTTCCGGTGTTAAGGTATCAATTGGTAAATTATTTTTCTTATTGTAATCAATTCTTCTTTTGATAATAGCATCAAATTTTGATAGTAAATCTCTACCATCTTTAACTGGCGTTCCAGGTAGAAACAAATCAATAACTTTATCCCAAAATCCGTAATTAGAATGTTCTAGTAATTTTTTTAAACGTATCACATTAATATATATTCGTAAATTGGATTTATATGTATTTTTTTATATAATATAGTATGAAAGGCACATACATTAATCCAGTATATAGATTAGCAGTACGCGATGCAGCATCCGTACCAAGAAAGATTTCATATTCGCAATGGTCTATGTATGAACGTTGCCCGCTTTCTTGGAAATTATCATATATCGATGGTCTAGCTCCGTTCCAAGCATCCATTGAAACGGTGTTTGGAACAGCTTTCCACGAAACATTTCAATATTTCTTAACCGTAATGTATACAGAATCTGTTAAGAAAGCAGAAGCGTTGGATTTGCGCGGAATATTACAAAATAAATTGCGAGAAGAATACGCACGATGTGTTCAAGAATTTGGCGGCGAGCATTTTTCAAATCCATTGCAATTAGCAGAATATTTAGAAGATGGTGCTGCTATTCTACAATGGTTTAGCAAACGTCGAGGACAATACTTTTCAAGTAAAGATTGGGAATTAGTTGGCATTGAAATTGAATTATGTCATCCAGCATCATCCAAGAATTCATCAGTATACTGGTATGGTTTTATTGATGTTGTTATGCGACACGTTCCTACTAATACTTTCAAATTGTTTGATATTAAAACATCTCGTAATGGGTGGAAGCAATCAGCTAAATCGGATTCTATGAAATCGGCACAATTGATTGCATATAAAAATTACTTTGCAGAACAATTTGGAGTGCCTAAAGAAAAGATTGAAGTTGAATTTTTTATCGTTAAGCGTAAGATTGTTGAAGAATCAATGTTTCCGCAAAAACGAATTCAAAATCACAAACCAGCAGCCGGTTCGGTAACTCAAAAGAAAGTTCAACGGCAGATTGAAGCATTTGTTGATGCATGCTTTGATGCAGATGGCAACAAGAATGGCAATAGAAACTATGTTGCTGTTGCCGGTAACGGTGCTGTAAATTGTAAGTATTGTCCGTTTAAAACAGATTATGAA